GCGGCGTGGAGGGCCTGCGAACGCGGCGACTGGATGCTGTGGCTTTTGGGCAAACTCTCGGGTGAACCGGGAAGCGACGCGCGGCGGAAACTCGTGCTCGCCGCCTGTGCGTGTGCGAGGCTCTCTCTTGAGTATGTCCCAAAAGGCGAAGATCGCCCGCGTAAGACCATCGAGACCGCCGAGGCGTGGGCCAAGTACAGGCGGGGCGTGACCTTGGATGATGTGCGAAAAGCCGTCGCCGCCGCCTACGCCGCCTACGCCGCCGCCTACGCCGCCTACGCCGCCGACAACGCCGCCAAAGCCGCTGCCTACGCCGCCGACGCCGCCGACAACGCCGCCTACGCCGCCGCCAAAGCCGCCGCCAACGCCAACGTCCGAGTAGAAACTCTCGCAAAATGCGCGGTGATAGTCCGCAAGTTCTATCCGAGGGCTCCGAAGTTGGCGCGAAATCTGACAAGGAGGAATCGTGGGGCTCCGTAAATCCAAAGGCAATATGTACCCGTGGGTTACTCACACGCACGCGGCACTTGGCGGCGAGTGTCCGCACAAATGCCCCTACTGCTATGTAGACAACCCTCGGTGGGGCCGGGCTCCCAAGTACCAAGGGAATCTGCGTCTTATCGTAGGCGAAATGGCGACCAACTTGGGGAGCGGACGCACGATTTTCAAGGAGAACTGCAACGACCTCTTCGCCGCAGATGGCGTTCTTATCTGCGCCGTGCTGGAACACTGCCGGAAGTACCCCGACAACATCTATGTATTTCAGACGAAGAACCCGCGACGCATGTGGGATTTTCGAGACGCGTTCCCGCCCCGCACCATACTGGGCACAACGATTGAAACCAACCGCACGGTGAAGGGGTCACATGCGCCTAACCCTGCGGATCGAGTTGCGCCGATGGAGCGGCTACCCTCGCCAAAGTTCGTCACCGTTGAGCCGATCTTGGATTTTGACGTGGCTGTACTTCTGGGTTGGATTAAGAAAATCACCCCCACCTTCGTCAACATCGGCGCGGACTCAAAAGGCCACGGACTTCCTGAGCCATCGCCCGATAAGATCAATGCGCTGATCGTAGGCATCCAGCAGGCGGGGATAGAAATACGGGAGAAGCACAACCTTGGGCGGTTGTTGCGTGAATCTTGACTTGTGGGCACACCCCAACCGCAGAGGCTTGGAAGGGGTGTCTAGTAGGAACGAACCGGGAGTATTATAGCACAGGTGTTATGAATAGAGCGGCGGAAGGAGGGCGAGTGAGCTGCGTGTTCGTCGTCGAGGGCCCGCTCTTGGGCTACCGCGCATCCGTGCGCCGCGCATTCGATCCGGCGTACAAGGCGTTCAAGGAGCGCGTCCGCCTCCTGGCGAACCTCGCAGGCGTGCCGTCCGAACTCGAGTCGGACGCCAAGGCGAAGATCATCGTGATAATCCACTGGAAGCGCAAGCCCCGGATCGACGGGGAGAACGTGATGAAAGCCCTCGTCGATGCCATTTGGACGCAGGACCGCCGCGTGTTCGACGGCCGATACGTCGTCCATGAGAATACCGGCGAGACCGAGTGGGCGAAGGTGGAGGTGAGGACGTGAGGGAACGACGGTCCATCGTGACGCTCGCCATCGGACGACAGTACGAGCAAATGGCCAAGGTAACGCATCCGCGCATGCGTGAGTACGCCCGCGAGATCGGCGCCGACTTCCACGTCATCCGGAAGAAGCTCGGGCCGTCGATGCGGCCGCCGCACTTCGAGAAGCTGCAGGCAAGGTATCTGCTCGACGTGTACGATCGCGTCTTGTTCCTCGACACCGACATCGCGATCGCGGCCGGGGCTCCGGACATCTTCGCCGAGGTTCCTTCGGGGGAGTTCGCGGGGTATGATGAACTAGGCCGGCTGGGTCAGCGATGGGATGTGATCATGACATTCTGGGAGTGGCTGCTTTTCCGGGCTGGCTGCCCGGGGCCTGCGTCGCGGTATTACCTGCCGCGGGGCGTGGCCTACCTGAACGCCGGGGTATGGCTCTTCGACCGATCGCACCGCTCGCTTTTCCGAGACCCCCCGCGCAGTTGTTGGGAGTTCCAGCTTCCGGAACAGACCTTCCTGAACTTCCTCATCCGTTGCGATCGCGTGAAGGTGTTCCGCCTTTCGCCCCGGTGGAACTACATGACGCACTACCTCGGGAACGACCTCCCGGCGCGCTTTCCCGTGTATTTCTACCACGTCATCGGGTACGGGTCAAAAGACAGGCTGGGCACTTTGCGGAGATTGATCCATGGGACGAAAAACAGTTGACGATTTGCGAAAGATGTTCGAGGCTGAACGCCAGGCGAATGACCGGCTGATATCGATGAACGCAATTTTGCACCAAGCGATTCTCGACGTGAAGATCAGGGCGATTTCCGCCTTGGGCGATTACGAGAACGCCATCGCGTCACAAGGAGGATGCAACGATGGGATCGAGCAAGCGGAGATCGGCAAAGGGCGCTGCGGGACTGATGCAGACGGAGATCGAGGGAACGACGCCGGAGAGGATCCCGGAGGTCGAGCGGGTGGCGCAGTCGCTGAAGGTCGCGAGGTACAAGCGGCAACTCGTGATCCTCATGAAGAAGCACGGAATCCAGGCGTACCCGATCGGCGACAAGATCGCAAGCCTCGAAGTCACGGAGCCGAAGGAGAAGATCAAGTTCACCGCGGAGGACTCGGGATCGACGCAGGAGTAGAGGAGCCAAGCCTGGTCTGCGAGGTGGGGGGAATCGAGGTCCACAGAGTCGGAGACCTCTACGAAGTGCGGCAGCGGAAGTCGGGGAGGTTCGTGACGCTCGCGGACCTCCTCGATCTTTCCAGCGCCGCGGAAAAGGCGTATCAGATCGAGAGAGTCGGGAGAGAGGAAGGGGACTGAATGAGCGATGTCAGAACGAAACGCGGTCGGCGGGAAAAGGCGATCGATCTCATATGCCTCGGCAAGCAGTGCGAGGCTTTCGCCGACTGGTTCGACCTCGCCGAAGAGCCGACCACGGCCAGGCTACTTCGGACCATCCGTGTTAAACTGGAAATCCTCGCCGCCCGGACGGCGAGGATCAAGTTCGTCCCGACCAGGAAGGAGAAACGAAGATGAACAGGAACAAAAGCGCGTTCGAGCAGGGGTTCGGCGGATGCCTCGGAGTCGCAGTGGCGATCCTCGCCGCGCTGTTCGCGTTGTGGCTCCTGGGTGTGATGCTCGGCGGCATGAGGTGAGCCATGCAGATAAAGATGCAGGACGCGAACACGCTCATCGTCGAGCCCGAATCCACCGCCGAGCAGGTCTACCTCGAGGGCCTCGTGAAGCGCGGCGTGCTGGTCACTCTCGAGAAGCCGCAGCCGTTCGCCATGAATGTCATCCGCCTCAAGATCGAGGCGTCTCCGGCTGAACGGCGGCCTATTGACTGCGACCCCGGCGGGTCGTAGACTACCAGCGTAATCCCCCAACCGGGCGGGGCGCCGGTTCCGATGGCGAGTACCGGCGCTCCGCTTTTTATGCCGAGGAGAAAAAAAACAGGTCGGCCCTCGAAACTCACCCCTGCGTGCACCAACGCGATCGTCACCGCAATCAAGGTCGGCACCCCTTTCGTGCACGCCGCGCACGCCGCAGGGATCAGTTACGATACTTTCCGGAAATGGATCGTCCGGGGAATGGATGAGGAGTCCGGTCCGTTTAAAAAGTTTTTCAACGACGTAAAAAAAGCGGAGGGGGAGTTTGTTCTGAACAACCTTGCGATCATCCAGAAAGCCGCGATGGACGGAGCTTGGCAGGCCGCGGCCTGGAAGCTCGAGCGCCGCTACCCGCAGGATTTCGGACGGAAGTTCCAGACCGAGGGCGGCCAGGAGACCACCATGTCGAGCGACGAGGCGGACAGCGAGATCAAACGCTCCGGAGACATCCTCAAACGGCACGGCTTCAAACTGCTCGGCAGGACCGGCACCACCGATGGCAACGGACGCAAAGCCAAAAACAACGGCGACGCATCCGGGCGGTGACGCCGAAGACCTCACGCCCGTCGCGCAGGCGCTCCGCGTGAAATGCGCCGAGGCGGCCCGCGCCAGCCGCGATTTCTTCATCGAGTACGTCGTCCGCGACGCCAACGGCCGCGACATCCGCATCGAGGAGATCCACCGCGAAGGATACGCCTTCATCGACTGGGCTCAGTCGGAAGGCAGATACCCCGTCATCATGGCGCCGTGGGGTTCGGGCAAGACCACGATGTACGTGGTCCCGTTCGCGCTCCGCGCCATCGGCCAGGATCCCAACGTTCGCATCGGTATCTTTTCCAACGAAGAGGGCCTCGCCGCCGACCGGGTGGAGTCGATCAAGTCGTACATCGAGGATTCGCGGGAGTTCCGGGCGGTCTATCCCGGCGTCGTCGCGAACCGCGACAAGTGGGGCACGCACGGTTTGATGGTCAAACGCCCGTCGAAAGACCCGACGCCCACCGTTTCGCCGAAGGGGATTTTGGGATCCAAGGTCGGCCCGCGTTACGACCTGATCTTCTGCGACGACATCACCGATTTCGAGAACTCCGTCTATTCGGCGGCGAAACGGACGGCGGTCGATCAGCGGCTCCACAACACGGTGATGAGTCGCTTGAGCAAGACCGGAAACATTCTCTTCGTTGCGACGGCGTGGCATTCCCAGGACGCGGTGGAGAAGCTCAAGAAGGACGATCGGTTCGCCGTGCTTGTTCAATCCGTGAACGACGACTGTTCGACGATCGAACAGACGAACCTCGTGACGGGCGAGAGGAAGACGCTCCCGCTCCCGGTCACCCTCGATCGCAAAAGGCTGCTGCATGAGCGGGCGAACCGGCCGCGCGAGTTCGCCCGAGGCAGGCAGCAGCGGGCTTACACCGAGGAGGAGAAGACCTTCAGCCGCGAGTCGGTCCTCGAGGCGATCGTCGAGAGCGACATCGTCTTCGCGTCGCTCAAGCCGCTGCCGAAGGGGTACGGCATCGACTTGTGCGGGGAGGCCCGGGCCGGGAACGCCCTTGTCGGCGCGGCGTGGGAGGAAACGGAGCAGCGGACGAACTTCTTCGACTGCGACGTCCTCAAGGCGACCAGCCCGCAGGTGTGCGAGGCGGCGGTGGAGAAGTGCCGCGCGCATGCGTGCGACTTCATGGTCGTCGAGAACAACGCCTATCAGCAGAGCTTCATCGAGTGGGGCAGGGCGGCGCATGACGAGTCCGTGCCGTGGGAGTCGCACACGACGGGCCGCAACAAGGCCGACCTCATGTTGGGGCTGCCCGGGTTCGCGGCGTCGCTCGGAGCTGGCGGCGTTCGATTCGTCTTCTCCGAACGGCCGGAGGCGTGCAGGAAATTCCTCTGCGAGTGCACCACGGGGCTGTGCAAGCTCGTCAAGGACCTGATCGCGCATCCGTTCGGCGACGACGACTCCATCATGGCCGCGTGGTTCATCTGGAAGAAGTTCCGCATGACGGGTGCGGCGGCGGATGGAGGCTCTCCGCAAAATCAGTCTTCCCAACCGCGTGATCGTCGGCTATATTCCCCGCGGGAGAACATCGCGCGGCACAGGCGCGCCGGAAGCCGCCGCCGCTTCTTTTAGGGAACAAGATCATGCCGAAGAAGACGACCCGCAAACCCGCGCCTGCGCCGAAGCGTCTGGGGAAACGCGCGATCAAGTCCATCTCCACCCGGATCGTCGACATGGTCGAGGAGAAGAATCTCGCGGAGGTGGCCAGGAAGATCGCCTCGCTCAAGGAGGACTTCCCCTCGTTCTTCGCGATCGGCAACGTCGGCGACGCCGACCCGGAGCTCACGGGGTTCCGGCGGTTCTCCAGCCGGATTGTGACGACGGACCTGAGCGACGCGCGGCAGGAACGGCAGTACATGACCGCGATCACGCTCTGGCACAAGAGCCCGATCGCGCGGTACTTCGTCAACTTGCAGGTCGCGTTCCTCACCGCCGGGAAGATACAGATCGACGCGGCGGACGAGAGGGTCAAGGAATGGATCGGCGCGTTCCTCTCGGACGAGTTGATCGAGTGGCCTCTTTACCGCAAGCTCCTGGCCCGCGAGGCCGTCCTCGCGGGGGAGATCCTGGCCTATCCGCACATCAACGACCAGACGGGCCACGTGCGGCCGGCGTACCTCTCGCCGGCGTACCTCAAGGGCATGCCCGCTCCGGTCCGGGGTTATCCGCACCTGCCCGACAAGGTGCGTTTGCGCCGCGAGGCGTTGCGGCTTCTGGGGAAGATTCCCGGCGGTGAAGATCAGGCGACGGAACTCAGCAGGCTCGAGATCATGCGCTGCATCCGCCCGCGATACGTCCAAGACGGCGCGCAGGCGGTTGAGCGTCTCGACGGCGACATCTTTTTCTTCCCGCTCAACCGGCTGCTCTCGTCGCTGCGCGGACATTCGCAGCTTCTCGCCTCGGCGGACCAGATCGACGCGGTGGACGAGGCGCTCTTCGCCATGATCGAGCGGCTGTACGTGCTCAATCTCTTCTGCTGGCACATCCAGTACGAGGGGATGAGCGAGGCGAAGATCAGGGAGAAGCAGCGCGAGATCGACTCCCGCGGCGGGTTCCAGCCCGGCGCCGTCTTCGCCACCAACGAAAAGGTCAAACTCAATCCGGTCAGCGGGAGCTTCCAGAACGCCGATTTTGTCAGCGGCTTCGACAAGGCGATGAACGTCGCGGCGATGGCGTTCGGGTTCCCGCAGGCGTGGCTCGGCTTGGGAGACCTCGTCAACCGCGCCTCGGCGCAAGTGAGTGAGACGCCGATCATGAAGATGCTCGCGGACAGCCGCGAGGTGTGGCGCGACTTCGAGAAGAAGGTGCTGCAGTACCACGTCCTGCAGGGGCAGCTTCACGGATCGCTCGCCGGCGTGGCCGACACGTCGTTCACGGTTTCCTACGAAGAGATGAGCAAGCACGATCAGAGCGACGTGGCGACTACGCTCAACACCCTGACGGGCGCGATGGCCGTCGCGCTGGACCGGAGACTTCTCACCGAAGAACAGGCCGGCGTGCTCACGAAATTCGTCGCCGAGCAGATCGTCAAGCTTCCCCGGGGCGAGGCGCCGGCCGCGACGCAGCAGATCGATCCCGGTCAGTCCGGCAATCCCGAGAACGGCAACGCAGGCGGTCCGTCTCCCGCCGAGGAGCGCGCCGACGCCGCGGCGGACGCGATCGAGGCGGGGCTGAGAGCGGCGGCGGAGGCGCGCGGACGATTCCGACATGCGAGAAACGCCTCTTAAGGAAGCGGAGCGCGGCGATCTCGCCGTGGCGTTGCGCGGGATCCTGCGCCGTCTCGACGCGCTGGAAAACAGCGCGCTCAGCCGGTCGCGCATGCTCGTCACCGCGGCGCGCAGAGGAATCGAAGGCTTGACGCCGACGGACCCCCGCCCGAGCGATCTTGATTTTTTCATCCGCGGAATCGACGCGCAGATGGCGATGCTTGCAGGCGACTTCGAGGACCTGATCGCCGGCTTCGCCGTCGAGGCGGGAAGTCTCGGGGAGGAATTCGCCGGCGCGCAGCTCAGGGCGCTCGGCATCGATCCCGCGAAATTCGCCGGGCAGGGATTGAGTTCGTCGGAGCTGGTGACGACCGCCAGAGTGCTCGCGGCCGAGGCGTCCACCGCGATCGGAGAGACCTCCGCGCGGATTCAGGCGGACGTCGCGCGGGCGTTCCTGGCGCCGAAGCCGAAGCTGTCCGAGATCCGCAACGCCATCGCGCAGAACCTCATCACGCGCCGGCGGGACGGATCGCTCAGCGGAGCCATTGCGAAGATTGCGACGAAGCTCCGCGGTTCGGTGGGCGCGATCTTCGGCCAGGCGAGCCAGGCGGTGCAGAAAGCCGCGGAGGAGAGCGGCGAGCCGATCGGGAAGATCTGGGTGAAGAAGCCTCCGCGCGTCCGGCCGACGCATTCCGAGGCGGCGGCGCGATATCGCGTCAACGGCAATCCCGGCCCGATCCCCATCGACGACTTCTTCGTCGTCGGCGGCGTGAAGCTGCGCTTCCCCCGCGATCCGCAGGCGGTGAGCGTCGGAGGGTCCGTCGCGGGCGAAGTCGCCAACTGCAAGTGCGAGTGCGTGATCGTGCCGATGCCGAAATCGAAAGCGAGAAAATCCGCCTGATGCCCACCGAGCGGCAGAAACGGTTGATCGCCCGGCATACCTGCCTCGGCGAGCCGTTTTACAACCGGGACAAGCGCGACGACGAGACGCTCTCGGAATTCATGCATCGCATGGGCAGGGAGAAGGGATGGCTCGTCTTCACCTACACCTGCACGATGCCCGCGAAGGGAAACTTCCCGATGATGCGGATGGATCACAACTCCGTGTTCATGGCGGACTCCTGGACGTTTCGAGTCGGCGCGCCGGAGCATCTCGCGTGCGTCGCACACGTCACCTATGCGGCGGCGCCGGACGTGCAGCTCCGTTGCGCGGAAGGTCTCAGGCGGTCCAATCTCATCACGGCCGATCAGCTTGCGAGGGCGAAAAAAGAGATTCTTGAAAAAAAGACATTGACAGAGCGGGGAATTGCGGCTAAACATTTCACGGGAGGACCGCATGGCGAAGCGCAGCAGAAAGAAGATCAAGGAGACCGAGAAGATCGAAAAGGTCGAGGAGATCAGCGTCTCTTCGGATGAGGTTGTCGTCGGCGGCGACGAGAAGCCGCTGACCGCGGACGAGCGGGCGGAACTCGTCCGGTTGCGTCGCCAAGTGCGCGCCCATGCGGAAGCGGAGGCGGAAAAGCTGGAAGGTCCCGTCTCTCCGATCGGCGACGAGAAGCTTTCCCCGCACGTCACCGCCGCGGCGGAACTCATCTACGAGCGCAACACGCTCAAGCGCGACGCGTTCCTGGCGAAGCGCGACGGGAAGATGATCGACTACGAGGAGAAGATGAAGTCCGTGCACGATCTCGAGCGCAAGGCTGCGGAGCACTGCGCGAAGGTGGCGTGCGTGCCCGTCGAGCGGATCGTCTGCGCCGAACGGCGCGCGAACGGCAGGACCGAGAAGATCGACTACGGGATCAATGTCCGCGACGGTCTTCTCCGGATCGTCCTGACGAACGGCTCGCGGCTCAAGATCGACGTGGCGAACTACGCCCGGGCCAAGTGGGACTACGTGCACGATTCGGACGGCCGGGTTGTCGGACCGAACCGCACGCCCGCCAAGTGGCGCGGCAGGCCGCAGCAGGCCGTGCTTCGCGGATAGCCTGAGAGGAGAGAGAGGGCAGTAACATGCTGAGCGCAGTCCGCCGGTGGTTCTCAAGCCTGCGGGAGTCGTCCCCCCTCAAGGAGATGATCCGAAAAGAAGGCGGCCAGTGGTGCGTCTACAGCGCGGACGGATCGGAGAAGCTCGGCTGCCACGACACCGAAGCGGCGGCGCAGGCGCAGCTCGCCGCGATCGAGATCCGCAAGATGGGCGAGGCGAATCCCGACGCGCTCGTCCCGAACGACCTTCTGCGCCGCGCGTGTCCCAAGTGCGCCGCGTTCGTCGAGGCGCAGGGCTGGAAAGGGCTCAAGGCTCGGGCGATCAAGGAGCAGGCGATCGATCCCGCTGCGGTCTGCGGCGACCTCTGGTTCAACGGCACCGATCAGCAGCGGTCGGCGTTCGCCGGCGGTTCCGCAGGACGGGGCCGCACCGAGAAGCCGCCCGAGGCGTGGTGGAACGACTGCCTGGCGAAAATTCAGGCGGCGACTCCCACGTCCTCGAAGGAGTCGGGCCGTGCGCCGATGGGGTCGATGCGCTTCCTCGCCGAAGCGGAGCGCGACGCAGACGATCCCCGCGGTTCCGTCTGGGACGTCATGCTGATCTCGGCGGGTCTGAGCGACAACCTCGATCCCATGACGCGCCGTCCGCGCTACTACTCTGAAGCCGCGCTTCGCAAAGCCGCCGAGGAGAAGGTCTTCGAGGGGAAGCCCGCGTTCATCTTCGAGTGGGAGACTCCGCGCGGAGTGAACGCCAACCACACCCCGGACGGTGTGTCGGTGCATCAGTTTCCCCGGCAGAAGGTCGGGTGGTACGACGACACCCGGTTCGGCGAGGCGGGCGGCGAAAAGGGGCTTCTCGCGCGGCTGCACTTGGTGGACGTGGACCTGCGGCAGCCGCTCGTCGAGGCGTGGGACCAAGGCAACAAAAATTTCCTCGAGCTTTCGATCAACGCCGGCGGGACCGTCGTCGAATCCGTCATCGATGGAATCCCGGTCGCCGAAGTGGTGGAGATCAAAGTCGGGGATTCCGTGGACCTGGTATCCGAAGGGGCTCGGGGTGGCAAGCTCCTGCGCCTCGTGGCGTCAAAATCTTTTTTTGAAGGGGGAGTCATGAACAGGGAAATCGCAATCCGCTTCCTGCAGAAGCATTACCCGAAGCTCTGCGAGGGACAGGACCTCTCGAAGATTTCGGACGAGGATCTCGGGAAGCTCTACAACGCCGCGCTTGCCGAGCAGGACGGCCCGAGCGTGAAGCCCGTCGAGGGACGCGGCTTCTGCATCGTCGCCGCGGACGGCACCGTCGGCGAATGCTTCATCGACGAGGAAGCCGCGAAGGCGGCGCTCGCCAAGATGCAGGGCAACGGCGGCGGACAGTCGGCCGCAGAGGGTCAACCGAATCATCAGCCCGCAGCGACCACGACCACGACTCAGACCACCAAGAAGGTCGAGACCTCTCCCGCGAGCACCCCGCCCGCGACCGTCACCGAGAGCAAGGTGGACGAGATCGTCGGCAGGCGCGTGGAGAAGGCGATCGCCGCGGCCCTCTGGCCCGGACAGGTCGACACCCTTCTCGCCGAGGCGAAGCTGCCCGCAGATCAGGCGCAGTACCTGCGGGAATCCTTCCTCGGCCGCGTCGGGGATCGCAAGAGCCTCTCGGCCGAGATCGCACGGACGAAGAAGCTGCTCGGCATGGCGGCCGACGCCAGCGCGCAGGCCAGCAGACTCGAAGAGGGTTTCTCTGCGACGGTCACCGAGGATCACCTCGACAAGGTCGTCAAGGGCCTCCGCGGATCGATGCGGGAGTGCCGCGAGGACCTCTCCCGCGACAAGGTGATGATCGACAAGGTACAGCCGTTCCGGAGCCTCAAGCGGGCCTACCAGGAAGCCACCGGCGACTACCGGTCGCAGGGGATGGCGCAGGCCCGCCGGATGCTCGAGGGCGCGGCGTTCGCAAGCCACTTCTTCGGCAACTGCGAGGTCGGCGAGCGGCAGAGGAAGGAGCGGCAGGGCAGGCTCAAGGAAGCCCTGACCGTCGCTTCGTGGGCGCAGGTCCTCGGCGACGCGCTCGAGAAGGAGCGGCTCGACGTGGCGGAAGCGGAAGACCTCAACAAGTGGAAAAAGCTCGGCTTCGACGTGTCGACCTCCGACAACCTTTATCGGAAGAAACGGATTCGGATCGGAGGGTACGGCACCGTCCCGACGATCGCCGAAGGCGCGGCGTATCCCGCGGCCGTGAGTCCCACGGACCAGCAGGTCCAGATCGACCTCACGAAGCGCGGATTCACCGACGAGGTCACGATCGAGATGATGCTCCGCGACCAGCTCAACATGATCGCGGAACTCCCGAACCGGATGATCCGCGCCGGGAAGCTGACGCTGCAGCAGGACGTTTTCAACATCCTGGTGGCGAACCAGAATCTGACGTTCGACAACGACGTCACGGCGCTGTTCACCGTGGCGCATGCGAACATCAACACGAACGCGCTCTCGCGCACGCAGGTCATCGCCGGAATCGAGGCGATGATGGCGCAGCTGCAGTACGGCTCGACCATCGACCGGCTGGCCGAGGCGAACATGCCCGACCTGCTCCTGGTGGATTTCGGGCAGTGGGACCAGGCGAACGAGATCGTCAAGGCCCCGTTCGAGTTCGGCACTGCGAACCAGTTCGAATTGCCCTCCAACATCAAGGGCGTCATCAAGGAGGTCGTGTTGATCTCGCACACGACGGACCTCAACGACTGGTTCCTCGTCAACAGCCGCGGGAAGACCGGCGAGATCATCTTCCTCGACGGCATGGAGGAGCCGGAGATCTTCGTGCAGGACATGCCGAACGTCGGGAGCATGTTCACCGCCGACAAGGTGACGTACAAGCTGCGTCACTGGTGGGGCCGCGCGCCGCTCGACTTCCGTCCCTACTACGGCGGGATCGTGACGTAGCGATCGGAATCGCGTGAAACCAAGCCCCGGCCTGCCGGGCCGGGGCTTTTGGAAAAATCGGGACTCCAACAGGAGGTGGAAAAATGGCCTGGTCAACCGTCAACATTTCCGGCGGGAACCGCGTGGCGAGCTTCTCGGGGTCGTTCCCGACGCTGGCCTCGGCCGCCGTCTCGGGCATTCCACTGCTCGAATGGCCCGCGGGCATCGGGCAGGGAAGGCTCATCAGCTTCCAGCAGGGCGCCGACGCGATCAGCGCCGCGGTGTCTGTGCTCAGCCGTCTCAGAAGGTACGACGCGAGCGCCGCGTCGACGGCGTTCGCGGTCGGCGCGGGCAAGACGATCCCCGCCGACGACTTCACCGTGATCGACATCAACGACACGGACACGGTTGCCGGCGAGGAGATCTTCGACGCGGGAGATCGGTTGCTCCTCGACAAGAACGACGGCGGGTCCGTCACCCGCGGTCAGTGGCACGCGATCTTCGCGCTCCCGTAAGGAGACGAGCCGGTGTCTTGGAAGGCAAATCTCGTCGAAGGCGGCGTCCTGGTCGAATCGCCCGGCATCGCGGCGGGCGGGATCGCCAGCGGCCAGCACGTCATCGTGTCGGCGGGCGATCTTCCGCCAGGGATCTCGCGCAATTCCCGCTGCTGGGGGATCGCATACTTCCACTGGACCAAGGGTGCCGCGACGAAGGCGGCGATCCTCGACGGCGGGGGGAACGTCGTCCTGCAGGAGTTCGACAGCAACATCCTGATTGACCGCGAAGTGGTCGCCTCGATCACGCCGAACTCGAGTCTCGTGATCTCCGCGACGGGCTCGGGTTCGGCTTTTACAATGCGCGCCGTCCCGATCAACCGGACGCTGCAGTTCAAGCAGCTCTGATCTTCCGCCAACGGTGGGGGCTTACACGGAGGTTTCGCATGGCCTTCACGTTGGATCTTTCCTCGGCGTTGCGCGTCATCAAGCGCAAAGCCCGCGTGGGATCGGACCTCCTTCCCGACGCCGAGGCGACGGAATCCCTCTCCGACGCGCTCGAGGAGTACAGCGGCGATTCCGAGCGCATCCTCGCGACCGACGTGTCGGGGACGGGAAGCGTCTTCGACCTCCCCGCGACGTTCGTCGAGGGCTGGTCGACGATCAAGAGCGTCGAGAGCCCCATCGGCAGCCGGCCTCCGATCTATCTCGTCGAGGGCAGCGACTACGAGGTCGTCCATACCGGGTCGGGGACGAAGATCCAGTTCGTGAGCGTGAATCCCAGCCTGCCGTTCCGTGTGAGCTATCGCGCGTTACACACGATCGACGGGCTCGAGAGCGAGACGTCGACGACCGTCCCGGCGGCGCATCGAAAAGCCGTGATCCTGCTCGCGGTCCACTACGCCGCGCTTTCGATGGCGATGAACTACGCGGGAACTTCAACTCCGCAGAACTCCGGCGACACCGTGAACTACCGCACGAAGGAACAGGAGTGGCGGTCGATCGCCAAGGAGTACCGGGAGCGGTACGACAAGGTGGTCAAGGAGAACGATGAGGCGGCGGCGTTCATCCTCGACGTGGAGGTCCCGCGGACTGCGGGGGTGCTGCCTCGACTCTGGCACATGCGCCGATGGACGTAATCGAATACAAATCGCTGGCGAAAGTCAAATCGATCGAAGGATCGATGGATTTCACGGTGTTCGTCGAGCTTTCCGCCGAGCCTTCCGTGGAATGGTGGGACCGCTTCCGCGCGGAGATGCGCTTGAGCCCCTTCTGCCCGGCGTGCGCGCGCGACGGCGAGACCGGCCTGGCGTTCGTGAGCGGTCACGCGGCGATCCGGTACAGGATCGACGGGCTCCGGCGCGTCATCAGCCGGGTGAACAACACCTTCCGGCCGCGAAGAGTAATCGAGGTCATCCCCTCGAGCGGCAAGGCCGTGCATCTCGGACCGACGGCGGAGGAGATCGAAGCCGCGCTCAGAGAGGACGGATACTGATGGCGTGGAGTCGATCCATAGACGCCGAGGTGACCGCGATCAAGGACCGGCTCGAGCAGGCCGACTTGTGCAAGTACGCCGGGCGCGTGCTGCGGAGACCCAAGAACGCCGTGTACGAATCCGATCTGCGCGAGAACTTCATCGACGAGGACGGGGTGCTCCGGGCGACGCTCATCACCGGGCCGAACGCGCGCGCCTTCGAGGACGAGGCGACGCGGCGCGTCTGGCGGTTGAGCACCTACACGCTCGTCCATATGCTTGCGTTCAATGAGGAGGATCGCAGCGCCGACCGGTTCCGGGACGAGATGGAAGCGATCCATGGATTTCTCTCGTTCGATCCCGTCGTCTTCGGCGTGCCGCACAGACCAGAGGCGCAGCGCCTGCCCGAGAGCGCCGACGTGGACGGCGAGATCGTGACGACGGGAGACCGGATTCTCCACTCCGGCGCCATCGAACTCACGCTGGAGGCGTACACGACATGAGCGCGACGGCGGCCCCGACGTTCATCGACATCCGCGTGAGCGGATGGCTCAAGAAGAAACGCAGCCGCGACGTTCTCTGGGCGATCGAAAACGGGATGCTTCTGGGCGCCCGGCTTGCGGTTCCGCGCGTGCGGAGCTTCACGCCCGTTGATCGGACGTTTCTGATCAACGGCTGGCAGGTCAACATGCGCAAACGGCCGCGAAGGGTGATGATCGTGAACACCAACGCTCCGGGAAAGGTCGGCGCGATGGAACGCGGCAGGCGCGCCGGAGCGAAGTTCCCGCCCGTGGGCGCGATCCGCGGCTGGGTCAACCGGAAACTCGGGCTCACGGGCTCCAAGATGCGGTCCGTGGCGTACCTGATCGGCCGAAAGATCCATCTTCGCGGCATCAAGGTGCCTCTCCAGGTGAGCGGCAAGGGCGCGATGCTCGCGCGGACCGTCCGGTTTCTCGGCGCGGGATTTTTCGCCAACATCGTCGCGAACGAGGTTCGGAGGCTCAGATAATGGTCGTCAGCAGGACAAACGAGAGGCAGTTCCTACGCATGGCGATGCACCTTGCTCCGCAGGCCGCCGAGGGGTCGCCGATTACAGACTTCACCAGCGGCACCGGCGCGATGGTGTGGGCGAGATCGGTCCGAGCCACGGAGGGCACCGAGTCCGACAACTTTCAGGGGACTTCCGGGAGCATCTTCGAACATGTCGACGGAATGATCGATATCCATCGGAAGCCCGAAATCGAGATCATCTTCTACCCGACGCCGACGATCATCACGGAGTTTCTGAAGATGAATGGCAGCGTCGCGGCGGGTTCGGTGATATGGTCGGTCGGAATTCCGAACTGGTATTCCTTCCTCTTTGCGGAGGTCGCGGTCGGAACGGCCGGTTACAGGATGTGGCGCTTCGAGGATGCGTGGGTTCAGGAATTGGAATTCGACACCGGCGGATTCGGCGTCGCCGTCTGCAAGGCGAAGATTCTCGCACAGAAGGTGACGGAGGTCGCCACGAATCAGGCCGGATACTCGGCCGATTCCAATCCGAACGATTCGACGCAGTTCGCGCACCGTGCCGCGGAACTTATCCGCGACCCATCCGGGCTCAATGTCTCGATCGCGGTGAAGCAGTTCACGCTCAACCTCAGATGGGGCTTCGATCATGAGCCGTTCAACGAGGAATGGGCGAAGATCACCAAGCAGGGACTTTTCGAAGTGACGGGAACGCTTATGTCGCGATTCATGGACGAAACCATTGCGATTCGGCAGGACGCGATCGCGGACACCATTCGCGCGTATCGCCACAAGCTCACCGCCGGGGCTAACTACATCCAGTTCGATCTCAACAACGTCAAATGGAGCGCCCCGCCGGTGGGGTTCGAGAATCGAAACGTAATCGACTTCAACGCGACGTTCCGCGTCGGAACGTCGAATTTCGCAACGGAGAATTCCATCGACATCACCATAGGGTAGGGGAAAAATCCGATGGCAGATCTACAGAAAACGCAAGCGCAGTGGGATGAGATGTACAAGGTGCTCGGCGCCGAGGTCCAGGTCCTCGACGCGATTGAAGCCGCATGGCGGCGGTGCAAGGACGTCCGAAGCGTCGCCGATGCGCAGCTTGACGAGCAGGGAATCTACGCCTCGATCGACCTCGGCGGCGACGCCGAGATCGGTGTCAACGCCGACGACGACGGGTTCATTTATGTCTCATATGCTTCGGCGGCCGGGGGGTCGACGCAGCTTTACAGCGACTCGGCCCGGACGGCGCTCGTCGCCAGCGGCGCGACCGTTTCCGGGACGACCTCGACGCTCAACGAAAAAAACTCCAGCGGCTTCGACGCCGTGCAGGTGACGCTCAACTCCGGTCCCGGCGGCGGGTTCGTCGACGACTCCGACATCCGCTTCGAGGTATCGCAGGATTTCGACAAGCTCCTGAAGGATGTCTACGCCGGGAACAACGACGACGCGAAGGACGCCTCGAAGACGAAATCGAAGGAGAGACTTTCGGCGCGGATCACCTCCACGCTTTCCTCGCTCCACTCCCGCCGGTGGGACGATTTCGTCAGCTACGTCCTCGCCGGATCGGACGCATTCACGGCGTACATCGCCGACTTCCTAGAGCTCTCCTCGGAGGACGTGGCGGAAGGCGCCGGCGTCGAATACGGGTACGACACGACCACGATCCCCGGCCAGGTGCTCATCTCCGACCGCTTCGGCGCGTTCGCCTCGATGCGGCTCTCCATGCAAGAGGAGAGCGTCGCAGGAGCGCAGTCCGTGGCGCAGGCGACGAAGACGATCGGGAACCTCGTCGCGGTATCCTCGAATCAGGGGCACATTTGGGGCGAGGGATTGCCGGCGGCGAGCGCGTCCGTGCTGACTCTCGCCCTCGACGAGCACGCATTCAGCGGGACGCTCAAGCTGCGCTGCACGCAGGACACGCCGGGCTCGACTCTGCTCAGCGTTCAGAATGTTCTCGCGGAGGAGTTCGTGCAGCCGATGGAAGGCCAGTCGAGCGCGAAGCAGATCGAGGCAGACAATGACGCCACCGTCAGTAAGCGCTTTCAGGACGGCCCGACGGCGGTGGACTTCACCGCGAACTACGGCGCCAGCGGCGTGAACATTCCTGCGCTGAGCGGCGACGACGGCACGATCCTCTCCGGCCTGACGCTCACGGGGATCAACGCGACCGACACGGACATCGGGAAGATTTACGTCACGATCGAACGCACCAAGACGACCGCGATCGACGGAAGCGACGAGTTCACGATGAGCGTCTACAGCAATTCGGGCCGCACGCTCCTGCGCGGCTCCGACACCTTCACCGCGATCGTCGGGACGGATACCTTCTCGATCACGCTGACCGGCGGTGCCATCTTCGCCGGGAATTTCGAGCAGGCGAACGCCGACACGAAGCTCCCGAACAAGGGGGATACCGACAATGATATCGAATGCGATCTTCGCATCCCCCGGGTGGGGGACAAGTGGGAGGTCGCGCTCATCGTGACGCACGCCTCGCGGCTGAATCGCAAGATCGGCCAGCGCACGGGCGGGTCGCTGCCCGCGACCGGATCGCCGACCTTCACGGCGGGTTTCGCGGCGTACCATCCCATTCAGGAGTCCTGAGCCATGGACGGAATCGAGACGACGCCTCCTTCGTGGGAGATACCCCCCGATCCGGGCGAGAAAATCAGAGTGTCCCGCAACGGCGAGAGCGAGGAGTTCTCCATCGCCGTGGAGGACAAGCGGGACTTCCTCGCCTTTTTTCGCGAGCTTCACCGTCGATGGAAAATGTGGGAGATGCTCGACCGGGCGGCGAAGCGGTACGAAACCGGAGAGGTCAGCTACCGCAACGCCGCCGAGAATTTGGAGCACCTCCTGATCGAGCGGGAGAAGCTCGGCGAGGCGTCCGTCGTCGCCGCGCGGGAATTCTGGCGGTTCACCGACATGTGCGCCGACGCGGACAAAGTCCGGCGGGTGGAGAAGCTCTTCGAGCCGCACGGAGAAGCCGTCATCCAGATGGTCGCCGAGTGTTGCCAGGTGGTGCTCGCCGGCGAGGTCGACCGAAAAAACTGATCGAGGGGGCGCGGCGGGCCTTGACTCCCGGCGCCCCCCACGACTGCGAGGCGTGCAGGCTGTTCTTTTTCGATCGGGAAGGAAATCCGGTCCGGCCGCGACTGAAAGGCGAGGAGGTGACGCCCCAGATGTGCGGCGGGTGCGAATTCCCGGAGGGAGAACCCGGCGCGTTCCGATGGACGCGCGAGAGCCTCGAAACGTTCAACCGCTGGCGGCTCTGGCGCAACCACGGCGGAGCGGGGCCGAAAAACTTTGAGGAGATGTCGGTTTTCGCCGAGATCGACGCGATCGCGGCGGAAATCGCAGGACCATGCCGCCCCCAACGGACGTAACGCTCAACGTCAACGAACGCGGCGCCGACAGGGCCGCGCAGCAGATGGACAGGGTCGCCGGATCCGTCGACAGGATGACCTCGCTCGCGCCGAACATCGCGCGGATGTCCACGGGCCTGATGGGTCTCGGGCAGGTCGCGCGGGTCCTGGGACCTCAGTTCGATTCCCTCGGCCAGTCCGTGACGCAGCTCGGCATGGCCGCCACCGGCCTGGGAGCAATCGGCGCAATATTCGGTCCACTCGGACAGGCGATCGGCACCGTGGCGGGGATCGCCGTAGGGGCGATCAACCTTCTGCGCGGAGAATCCGCCGCCGCCGCGCGGCAGACGCAACAGCAGGAGCAGCAGCGAAAGGAAATCAAGAACGAAATCAAGATGGAGTTCAACATTTCCGGCGCGACCATCGATGAGATGCAGCGACAGGTCGAGGAAAAAATGGACGAACATCTGCGCATGCGCGCGCTGTTCGGCTTCGCGGACATGGAAAGCACCCGCATCGTCACGGAACGAAATCTGAGGTACAGATGAGCGACAGCTACACGGTGATCATCGGCGAGGGGACGCAGGAGTACAGCTTCTCGTCCACCCGCACCGGGTGGCGGCCGACGATCAACAACCAGTTCAATGCCGGCGGGAACCTGGACTCGTCGGAGGAGACTTACGAGATTACGGGCCGGCTGGTGGGTGCGGACGCCGCCGCGACGATGACGCTCTGGAAGGAACTCCGGGCGGTCGCGCAGCGCGAGACGGAGCAGCGGTTCCGCATCTACCGCAACGCCGTCCTGGAAATCGACATTCACCCGAGCGACGTTCGCAGGGGTCCATACGTCCTCTCCTTCGACATCGCGCCGACCGGCGGACGGTTCTCGAACCACGTCGCGTTCGTCCTGCGCGTCGGGATGACGACGAAAGGCGCCAGCCAGTTCTCACAGAACCCCGACGTGATGAACCTCCGAAGGGAGATCGAGGTCGAGCACTACGACGATCGGCTGATCCGGAAGTCCTGGCGGGCGAACGCCGACGGCCCGGATGCGTTCAACCTCGTGAAATCGTTCAAGCCTCCCAATGTAGACGGCCTCCGATCCATCGTCACCGAGCGGCTTGACGACCTCGGGGCAACGGCGATCTACGTCTACGAGCCTCGGCGGGACATCAAGGTTGAGGAGACGATCGTCGTCCCGCGCGGTTCCGGCCGGCCGATCGTTCCCGTCCTGGTCGTCCCGTCCTCGGCGGATGGACCCGAAAATGATCCGATTCTTTTCCGCGGCCGCAAGCGGCCCGTCGAGCTTACGTTGACCGGGAAAATCACCGGACCCGACGTCACGGCGGCGGACGTGCCGGAACTCCACTACGACGAGGAGTACTACGACGACACGCGCTCGTCCTACGACGAGGAGGCCCGGCGCGTTCCGGGGGACCGCGAACTTTTCGAGATCAACTACCGCGAGGTGTACGTTTTCCCGGACGAGGTGGACATCGGCTCCCCCGACCATTCCAGCCACGCCGGGTTCGAGGACAAGAACGAGCCCGGCGACGGTTCGATCCATTCGGCATGAGAATCACATACCAGGGATTGCCGTGCCTGCGCGCGGAGATCAGCAGGGCGCCCGGCCTCGCGCCCGGCCGCGGCTACGTTCTGATCGAGCGGAAGTACGTACCCGAAATCGCGATCCGGTACAACCGGATCGGAATCCAGCAGTCGCGCCAAGTATTTTGGCCGGTCGGGGCGTATCCGCAACCGGCGGAATCCACGGCGGGAACGCCTCCCGGCGAGTACGCGCAGAACGGCGCGCTCAACTTCGTCGGCGATCTCGTCTTCGATTCCTCCGACGAGGCCGAAGGGTCCGGCGACAACGTCGTCACGATCCGACGCATGTACGTGGACACGACTGGGATCGAAGAGGTCGACGTCGACGCATTCGATGGAGAATTCCGCAGCCCCGTCGTCAAGGTCAACCTCGTGGACAGCCGCGCCTTTTGGACCACCGGCGGCGAGGTGACGGGCAGCTACAACCGGGTCATGCCCGCCGGGACGCTGGAGCCCGGCAGCATGAAAAAGGGCACGGAATTCTGGAGCTTGCGGGATTTCATCGAAAAGGCCGTCTCGGCGCTGCCGACTTCCCCGCTCATCACTCATTTCGACGGCGAGGCCAGCGCGACGCCCGCGCCGCTTGACGAGGACTGGCGGCCCTTCCGGAATCCCGTCGTCGTTTTCGACCATCTGCTCAAGCTCGGCGGTTTCACCGTCGGGCTGCATTGGGACGACACGGTGGGGATCTACCGCGAGAACGTGACGTTCCGGGAGCGAACGTTCATCGGCGCGTCGACGGGATCGACGTTCGAGGTGCCGCGTCGCATGGTGACGAAAGATTCCCGCGCCGTTCGGTACAATCACCACTCGATCCTCACGCGCGTGTGGGGGAAGCCGATCCGCGTGAATACGACCGCGACGCTCTTCCCGGTGTTCACGGACCGGGAAGGGAAGTATCGGCCGCTCACGGATCGGGCGCTCGCAGCCGCCGGGATGACCGTGGGCGGTCAGCGCGCGACCGTGGAGAACCTCGCGAGATGGGTGCTGCGAAAAGTCTCCGTCTCGGCCAGGTCGGACCCCGCCGAGAAACGATTTCTCGAGGGAGCCTTCCGGACGTTCATGATCGCGCCGGCGGCGCTGCCCGAAAAAAACGCGGTCTCAAGCTGGGATTTCGACGCGGCGGAATACCCGACGCTACCCATGCTTCCTTACGTTGCCAGGAACAAAGACGAAGGTGGCCGTCCGGTGGAACTCGGCTTTCGCGTCGCGGCGATGACGTTTTATGAGCAGACCTTTCCGGACAAGAACGGACTCGATCAGGCGATCGATCAATTCGTTGAAAGCATCGCATTGGAAATCCAGAGGATCGACCAGGCGAATGCAGACATCGACGATCAAATCAAGGAAATTTTCGAGAAGCTCGAAAAGCTCGGCCTCAACCAGGATGCCATTGACATCCTGCTCAGCACGCCGGAGGAGGACCTGGCGGCGTTCTACACGATCATCGAAGCCTACGCGACGCTCGGAGAAGGAACGTTTCCGCCGAAGCCTGAAAATGTCGGCGACGTGGACGAGACGAAGGACTCGATCGCCCAGGCGTCTTTGCGGAACAAGCAGACATTCCGGCTCGCGGTGCTGGTCAACTCGCTCCGGGAAACGAAGGCGCGAAATCGGGAGCAGCGGGACAAGCTGGAGGAATACCTCGATCGCGCGACGGCGAATCGCTCCAAGCTGATCGATCGGGCGGAGTTCAGGAAGTTTTTCAAGCTCGCCTATACGGCGGGCGTCGTCGAGTACCCCAAGGACGCTTACGAAGTGGTGCCCGAAAAGGGGATCGTCGTCTTCAACGATCCGATTTTCCTTCTGGACGAAATCGGGATGGACGACATCGACGGGGGTTCACAGGCCGAGCCGGGCAACGTGTGGGCGAGAATCCGATACAGCTACGAGATGCGCACCGACATCGGCACCGAATACACGAATTTCCTTTTCGCCTTCGATCCCGCGTCTCCCGGCGGCGTCAAAAAGATCGGGAAAAACGCTGCAGTGGCCGTCGCACCCGTGCCGATCCACGACGACCGTATCGCGGAGTACCGCAACGAGGACGGAAAATCCATCGATCCGAAATTCGACGAGTCGATGGAGCAGGCCGCCCGCCAGGCGGCGATCAAGGAGTTCAACGTCCGCCGAAGCGAATTCGCCAGAAAATACACCTTCGCGCATTTCTGGAACATCGAGGCGGTTCCGCCGGTGTCGAATCTCGTCATCGGGACCGACGGCGACGTGTCGCAGACGTGGGTCGCCGTAAACGACGTGGAGGAACCGCTGCTCGGGTATCCGAGCCTCCGACAAGCGAGGGAGAAATTCAACGCGGTCCTGGCGGCGATGGTCGAGAGAAGGACGGGCGGATCCTGATGGCGACAGGCGCACAACCCGGAGCCTCGCAGCGCAGGCCGGAATTTTTCCGGATCATGGACGGGATCCTCACGCTCAAGGATTGGTCGGAACTCCCGGCGGACAACCGTGACCGCGTAAAGAAGCTCGGACACCAGCAGGGAACCCGCATCGGCGTCGTGGTGGATTTCGACGAGGACGATTACGGACGCACCCTGCAGGACGGCCTCCACGACAAATTCAAGGACGACGCGACGTTCTACCTCGAGCCGGACAACCTGATCTTCCGCCCGCACAAGAACGGCGGCGACGAGGATCAGGTCTGGGCGCTGCGCATGATCTCCGACATGCGGAACGTCCACAACAAAAAAGAGAATCGATCGACGCACATCGTCGATCAACGCAACTCGCAGCGACACGGCTCGCTCCACGATCTCGTCTGGATCAAGTACGTCCTCGACACCGTCTCCGAGAAGGAGCGGGTCATGGGACCCAACGGGGAGTGCTCCCTGATCGGGAAGAAATCGGCGGGGACTCCGAGCGCCGCAAGCCTCTACACCGCGGTGCTGAACATTTTCATCAAGGCCGGATACCTGACCGACTCGGAGAACATCGGACAGTTCAAACATGCGTTCAAAATCCTTCCGTTCACGCGCGACATCCCGACTGGGACGATCCGCGTCGCGGACGACGAGAGCGGCGACGGCAACGTGCAGTCGACGGCGATCAACGCGACGCCAGAACTCGTCAACGGCCAGACCAACAACAGCGACGGCGACTGGTTCGGCGAGACGTGTCTGTGGTCCGACATCATCTTTTACCAGAATAAGAATCGCTGGGGTCCTCTCGGGATCGACGATAAGGACGATAAGAACCCCTCGGGGGTGCTCTGCTACGGGGGGCTTTTGTGGTCGGGCCGTTCCTCGACGAACGTCTCCGATCAGGAGTTCCCGGACAAGATCACCGTCGACGGGGACAAGGCGAGCGCGATTCACGCGAATAAGTTCGAATTCCCGCGAAAGAATCGGTACAACTGGATTCGCCCGTGGATCAGGGCGCCGCGGCCGAGCGTGCGGACCGGAACGTACAGCCCGCCGACGGGCGTCCCCGGAAGCGATCCGGTCCCGACGGGCGAGACGACGCCCGGGACGCCTACGGTCGGGGCGACGTCACCATTGACTCTCGACTTCAAGCCCGGCCGCACCACCGGGATTTCGATCCGCGGCGGGATTACGGAAAGTCTTGACGCGCACAAGATCGGATGGCAGATCCGATACACGGTGGACGTCGCCAAGTCGCTCGGGAATCAGATCGTGATCTTCCTCGGCTATCGCATCTTCAAGGACGGCGAGGCGGCGAATGCCGCGCCGGTCTTTCTGCGCGACGCGATCCCTTACGCGGACATCCCGGCGCCGAATCAGCGCAAGAGTTACGTCTTCGAAATTCCCGTCGGCGCGATAGAACCGGGGGATACCGTCGAGGTTTCTCTCTGGCGATCGAACGGAGACAGCTATCCCGGCAGATTCAAGGTTCTCGAGCACGACGGCATCCTCGGTCTCAATGCCCCGACGGGCCAGGGCGGGAGCGTGTGGCCGTGAGAAACTTCATCGTCGGGATCCCGGAGAACGGAGGCAGCGAAGCGGGACAGCTCGAGGACCTCGCGTCCGCCACGACGGTATCCTCCGCGCCGCCGACGGGGTTCACCCGCATTTTCTCGCAGGACCGGGAACTCGGACACGTCGGATCGGACGGCCTGGCACGCCGCGAGACGTTCGTTGCCTCGGGAAGCGGCGCGTTCGTCCAGGCTGGGACCGTTTCCTTTGCCGCCGGAGTCGTCTCCGTGAACGCCACTTTCCCGGAGGCATATCGGGCAGGCACGACTCCCGCGGTGACCATCGGGCAGGAGAAAAGCGGATCGATCCAGGGGCTGTCGTTCTACAATTTGACCAACGCCGGGTTCACGATTCAGCGGACTGCGGCGGCGGGGACTCTTACGGCGCACTATCACGCGATCGGACACAAGCAATGACCGCCGAAATGCGATTCGAGGCCGATTGTTTCATCGGCCAGCGTCAGGGATGCGTCGTGGACGTGACGGCTTCCGGCACGACGGTGTCCGCCACGTGCGTCGAACGGATCGACCTGACCGGCGGCGCGGTGACGCGGTTTCTGCCGATGGCTTCCGCCGTGACAGGCCGCGTTTTCACCTTCATCAAGATCGACGGCTCCGCGAACGCGGCTATTGTGCAGTGCCAGGGCTCCGACGCGATCGAGTCGGAGACGGCGAGCGCGACGAGCGCGACGCTGACCGCGCAGTGGCAAATGAAGACGTTCTTGGCGCTGAAGGCGGGGGCCTATCAGGACATCACGCCGAGCGGCGGCGTCGGTGCGGGAATCGTTGGCATTACAATAGACGGCGCAGGCTCGGAGATCACCGCGGGCCTCAAGGGATTCGTCCGCGTCCCCTATTCCGGCACATTGACCTCGTGGACTCTCTTGGCCGACCAGTCCGGCGACATCAAGATCGACGTGTGGAAATGCGTGTACGCCGACGCCCCACCGACCGACGCCGACAGCATCACGAACGGCCACGAACCCGAACTCAGCGGCGCGGAGAAGGGCGAGGACACCGACCTCTCCGACTGGACGAGCGTTGCAGTGACGGCGGGCGATGTGATAGGCTTCAGCGTGGACTCCGTGACGGCCCTTACAAGGGTTGTCCTGGAAATTGAAATAACGAGGTCGTCATGAGAAAAGTAATCCTCGAAGAACCGATCACTTCCCCCAAGGGCGCGGCGAAGGGGATGGCGCGTCCGATCATCGAGGAAACCGACGAGACTCCCACCGGAGAGGTCCAGTGGCACCTCTACACCTACTTCAACACGCCGAGTAGTAGGGCGTTCATGGCGCGGTTCCCCGTGGTGGAGATCCCGAAGCCGAAGACTGTAGAGGAGGAGAACGCGATCATCGCCAAGGCGAAGGGAGACAACGACAAGCGGGTTTTCGAGGAGCGGCACCGCGCCGACTACGCGGTCTACGAGACTGGCAACCTTCCCGACTTCGGCTACAAGAGTCCCGGTTACCGGGACACAAGGGAGATCGTCCGTGGCTGATTACTACTGCTCCAAGAACGGCGACGACGCGAACGGCGGAACCTCGTGGGCCGACGCGAAGCTGACGATCCAAGCCACGGCGACGGTCGCGGCCAACGGAGACACCCTGCACATCGGGCAGGGCGTCTACGCGGAGACGGTGACGACCGGCAACGAAGGGTATTTCATCCGATGCTACGACAAGGTGATCGTGGACGCGGAGAGCGCCCGCGCCTACTGCTGGTACTGCGGAAACGTCGCCACAAGGGACATCGAGGTCCAGACCCCTCCGGGCTCTCTTGTATTCGCCAATGCGACCTCTCGCGGGCTCAGGACTAGCTCGACCTCGTCGTGGACTACGGGAGTCCACTTCAAGGACTGCGTTCGGGGCAAAGGTTACAACACGGCTTACGCCTTCGGAGGCTATGTCAACCACTGCGTCTTCGAGGGATGCGAGTACGGGATGTATTACGATTCCGTATCCTACAACCGCGTCCTTGTGAAAAACTGCCTGTTCTACAACAACGACTATGGCGTCCGTTCTTTGGACAACATCTTCACCTCCTACAACAACATCTTCATCGGCAACACCTACAACTGGTACTTCGACAACGCGGGGACGGCGACCGCTTTCGACTACAACTGGTACGACCTTGTGAGCGGGGTGAGCGACAACTACTTCAATGGTGTTTCCTATGGCTCCCTCGCGCACTGGCAGTCTGGGACAAGCCAAGACGCGAATAGCGTGAGCGGCACTGCCGCAGAGGCGGGCATCCTTGACATCGCAAACGGCTCTTTTCGCCTCGACGCGCAATCTCCGTGCAGAAGCAACGGATACCGCGACAGTACTTACGGGGTGCCGATCTACATGGGTCCGTTCCCCTACCCGTCCGTGGGGTGGAGCGACGGCAACATCAGCGCTTCCGACTTCACCGGATGGACCCTCGACCGTCTTGAAATTGACAGCAACGGCGACTTGTGTCTGAGCGGGACGGCAACTTCCGGCGTCGGAATTTCAGAAGTGTGGAACCTCGGGTATATCCGAAGGCTTCGCCTCGTCAACTTCTGTTGGGATGAGAACTACAACACGTTCCCCGACTACAAGATCGACGCTTTGAACACCAGTCCGGAGACGGACGATATGCCCAACCGGGCGCAGATGTACTACCGATGTAGCAAGGTGAGCCAAGCGGCGTGTGAGTCGGCGGCGTGGGTGGAGATGAACGCCTACGCCGTCCAAGACCCCGGCCCAACGGGCCAATGGTGGCAGTTCAAGTTGGTCTTCAGGAAGAACGGGGTGGCCTAAAATGCCCGATCCCGTACTGGAAGCCCTGGAAGTCGAGATGGTCCCCGAGGGGAACGAGCCGCGACTTCAAGCCCTCGAGATCGTGTTCGACATTTTCGAGGCGAAGTCGGAAGCCACCCCTGCGGGGGGCGGGGAGACGGCCCACGTTTTCATCGGGTGACAACCCATGAGCGAACTCGTCTCCTGCGTCATGGCGACCACGGACCGGCCGGGCTTCCTCCGGCGGGCGATCTCCCACTACCGGCGGTTCGAGTGGCCGAAAAAGGAACTCGTCATCGTCGTCAACGGGCGGCATCGCCGGGAGGCGTCGATCCTCGACGCGCCGGACATCCGCGTCACGGCGCTCGAGGATCGATGGCCGATCGGCGACGCGCTCAACTTCGGCATCGCCGCGGCCGATGGCGACTGGATCGTCCGCATGGACGACGACGACTGGTATCACCCGCGGTGGATCGAGGCGGTCATGTCGCGGATGCTTTCCGCGCCGGACCAGCGCCGAGCGCTCAGCGCCGCCGCAAAGCCGCTCGTGTGGCTTGCCCGAACGGGGGAGCTCCGGCGGTTCGTCGCGCCTTCCCACTGGCCGAAGCACATACCCGGCGAGTGCATGATCGGATCGAGTTACGCCTATCACCGCACGCTCTGGGAGGAGTCGCCGTATCCGTCGATGGAGAGCGGCGAAGACGCGGCGTTCTTCGCCAGGCACGCCTTTCACTACGTCCCGGTGGAGCGCGAGGGGATGTTCGTCTACGTGCGACACGGCAAGGGCAGCCTCTCTGGCGTCCCGCACGAGTACTACGAGCGGGAATGCCCCCTGACGGAATTCGTGCTCGAGGAAGTCGTCGGCGAGACGGACGCGGCTTTTTATCGTGCGATGGAAATGGCCGCGAGCGGTCTTGACAAGCAACAAAATCTAGCGTAGGGTTCTTTTGCTGAAAGGGAAGGCATATGAGCAGCTACTCCCATCCTCCGACGGCGATCACGGACGTTGCCGGATTCAGCATCGCGGCGGCGGTCAATAACGTCTTGGCATTCGGCGGCCAATCTTTGCCCGTCCCCGTGGTCCTGACTTCGAATCACGTCCGCATCGCCGTCAACATCACCGCGAATACGCTCGCGAATCCCGTCACTTTCACGCTTGAGAAAAACGGCGTCTCAACGAGTGTCGTCATCACCGTCGGGGCCGGGGTCACGGGAGTCTTCAGGACAAGCGGGACGGTGAAGTTCAATCCCGCGTCCGATGATCGTTTCGGAGTACGCGCGCTGTCCGCGTCTCCCGGCGGTGCGATTACGGGGAACTGCGTTATCCGCCTGCATTGATCCGGTGAATCATGGCGCTTGAGTTCATCGTTCAGAAGGACATGCCCGGAGCCGGCGACCGCCGACAGCTTGAACTTTTCCGCGACTCGACGAACACTTGGGCGGTCGTGGTGAAAAATCCGGACGGGACCAACGCCACGATCACCGGCTGGGCGATGAAGGCGGCGGGGAAAGAGCACGAGAGCGACGCGAACGAAATCTTCGACGTCTCCGGCACGCCCGATGTAGGCAACTCCAAATTCACCTTCACCGCCACCGTCAGCGCCGGAGCTCCGGCGTTCGGCGTCGGAGGGCATTGCGAATATCGGTGGTTCACGGGCGGGCTGACCTCGGGAACTCCGAGCGGTCGGTTCCGCATGCCGATGCGGATCACCGCCGAGATCGGAGAGGGGGCTTAGCCGCGTGGAATCCGGAGCGATCATCACCGCCGCGCTGTTCGCAATCATGACCCCCTGCCTCATCGGGCTCATCGCGTGGGTCGGCAAACGGACACACGAGCGGATAGATCGGATCGAGGCGCGAACGAACCAGCACGACATCGATCTCGCTAGGAGCGACGAGAAGTTCGATTTCATCCGCCGCCAACTCGACGAGATCCGCGTCAGCGTGAAAAAGATCGAACAGTCCCAGAAATAAGGAGAATCGGCATGTCGAATCGATGGATCGTCTTGGTCCTGGTCGCAGCGGTCGTGCTGCTGCCGGGAGCCACGTGCCTGCACATGATGGACACCGCCGCTGGCGTGGACGCCGAGGGGAATCCGACCGGCACCGCGCCGCTGGAGTCGGTCGGGTCCGTCGGACGGCTGCTCGGCATCCCGTTCGCCGGCGAGGCGGCGGGTGCGCTTTGCGCGCTCTGGGCTCTGATCCGGGGACGCCGGTGGAAGTCGCTCGCAAATGCCGGATTCGAGGCGGTGAACACGGTCAGAAATGCGGCGGACGGACTGGACGCCGCGACCATCAAGGTTTTGCTCGACCGGCTCGCCAAAGAGCAGGACAAGGCGGGGCTCCGGACGATGGCGGTGAAGGCTATCGAAAAAATCGAGTCGTAATCTCATATTCTCCTTTCATGGTGGCCTCCTGCGGAGGCCACCTTTTTTGCAGGGCCGTGAAAAGTTGATCGGCCTCGCGGGACGAATTTTCCCTCGACACGCCCTGAAAAAGCGTGTAGGCTGTCCCAGACCCATCCTAGCGGAGGTGCCCATGCCCGGCAGACGCGGCGGACGCCATGAGATCCGGATCGACCTCGAGGAGAGAGCCTGCGAGACGTGTGGGCAGGTGTACCGGCCCCGGCGGGTCCGGCAGCGGTTTTGCGGCCCCCTCTGCCGCTACCGGGCCGCCAGAGCCAGCCGCAAAGCGACAAAAAACGTCACTTCTGTCGCATTTTGCGACAGAAGGCGCGTCTAACTCCTTGGCACGTCGAGACTAATGGGTTTCGCGGATTGACAGGAATTGTCAACAAAAAGCGTGTATGGGGGGCCATAAATCGCGGTTTCCCGCGCGTATGTGCATGGCACGCTTTTTGCTCCTAAATAGAGCGTGAGACGCGCAAAGACAACCCTGACCGACAACCGAGGAGGAGCCATGCAGACGACACAGACCGAGCGGATCATCAAGGCGGGCACCACGCCCAACGGGACGCACGGGACGCTGGTGGAGATCACCTACAGCGGCTACAAGCTGATCCCCACCGTGCGGTATGAGTGCCGCACGGATGACGGCCGGGCGCAAAAAATCCCCGCCGACCAGCTGGATCGAGTGCTGGCGATGATCCGCGAGTAACCGCGCCCCTCGTACCCCCCTCCCGCGCGGAGGGGGAGACGTGAGACGCGCATACACAACCCGGCCCGATGACCCCCGCCCCGGCGCGACCCAACCCCGCGCGTCTCACACCCTCGCTCTCACGGGCGAGCGGGGCGGGGATCAGCGGGCCGTAACCACAGGAGGAGCCATGTCAGACATCAGCATCGGGACTCAGTGGGACGCGGCCATGCGCCGCCGCAGGATCATCACGACTGCTCGCGCGTGCGCCACCAGGGCATGGGACCAGCGGACCATCGACAGCGAGGATCGGATCATAGTCGCCCCGCAGATCGAGGGCGGCGACTGGGACGCGCTCGCGGAGGCTGCCCCGGACATGACCCGCGAGGAGATCGAGATGGCCGAACAGATGTACGCCGAGCGCATGGACTACTATCGCGCCACGGCAGGGTACGAGCCCTGCGAGGACTAGTCCCCGCCGCACCCCCCTCTGCGGAGGGGGAGGCGATGAGGACAGCCCGGCGGCCTATTCCGCCGGGCGAAAGGAGGACACGATGATCGTCACCAAGCAGACGGTACAGCGGTGGATACGGGCCGACGAGGCCCGCGAGGTGGGGATGACCAGCGGAGGCGCTCGCTGGCCCGACTGGCCCCGCTACGTGATCGTGGAGCATGTGGCCCGACAGCTCACATACCACTATCCCGCGACTCCTCGGGACGAGGATCGGCTTGCGGGGCGGGAGGCGTAAGGACGCCCGGCATGGGGTCGGGCGAAGGGAGGGTACATGGCGTGGGAGTCGGTAGACGATTACTGGACGGCGATGAGGCAGAGGTAGTCCCCGCCGCACCCCCCTCTGCGGAGGGGGAGGCGATGAGGACAGCCCGGCGGCCTATTCCGCCGGGCGAAAGGAGGATCGATGAAAACCCTGTGGTTCCGCGGCTGTTTCCGCGCCGCGATCCTGCGCGGCGAAAAGACCGACACGATCCGGATGACGTGTCGGCTGCGCGAGGGCGAGCATGTCGCGCTGTCCGTGGGTCCGCGACCCGCTTTCGCGCGGGCCCGCGTCACGCGTATCACGCGCGTCACGCTCGCGGACCTCTGCGCCGAGCGCCGCGCGCAGGTGCTCGCGTGCTATCCCGATCTCGGCCCTGCGGCCCTCGTTTGGAGGATCGAATTTGAGCTCGTCGAAAATGTCCCAGCGGATGATCCCGCTCTCGCGCCTGCGGGCGCTCAGGCGTAACCCGCAGTATCTCTCCGAGCGGCAGATGACGGCGCTGGTCGCCTCGATCAGGCGCGACGGCTTCCTGGCGCCCGTGCTGGTGCGCCCGATGCGCGGCGCGCGCGACGAGTACGAGATCGTCAGCGGCAATCACCGTGTGCTGGCGGCGCGCGAGGCGGGGCTGGAGTCCGTCCCGTGCGTCGTCGCCAATCTCTCGGCGAAAGCGGCGGCGCGAATCGCCGTGAACCTAAACACGATCCACGGCGACCCGAACGCGGAACTCCTCGCGCCGTTTCTCGCCGAGCTGTCCAACGACGTGCTCGGCACGATCCACCTGGAGGCCGATCTGCTGTCGAGTCTCCGGGAGTTTGACGCGACGCTGAAGCTCCGGCTGGACGAGCTGGAGCCGCCGGACGCGCTCGATCGGGATTCGCCGGCCAGCAATATCACGCTGTGCGTCTGCCCGACATGCGGCAAGCGTCACATGAAGGGCGGAAAATGATCTGCGACTGTGCGACACGACTGGACGCGAGGCAGGGCCGACAGGGCGAGTATCGGCGGCTCAAGAAGGCGCTGAATCGTGGCCAACACCCCACCTACATCGGCCCGAATATGGTCGAGCACTGCGCCCGCAACGGCGGCCTCTGGTTTTTCCGCTGCGGCGAGACGGACGCGGCAGTCGCGCTGGTCAACCCGCGACTCAGCGTGCTGCTCACGCTCAACGTCCTGCCCGAGCATCGCAGTCACGGACTCGGCGCGGCGATCATGCGCTACCTCGCGCCGAACTGGATCCGTTCCACGGAATCGGCGGTCCCGTATTTCCGGCGCCAGGGCTATCAGGTGATCGGCCGGCCCAAGCGGGGCCGCACTCTGCGCACGATCCTGCTCGTGCGCGCCGATCTGCTGACGCTGGCCGGGCGCGTGAGCCGGATTTTTGGCGAAGAGGAGGGGCGAGGTGATGGTGACTCCGGCGGCGATAGGGCTGCCGGAAAAGGAGAATCACATGACAAAACTCGCGGCGCGGTATCCCGGAGATGATGGCGTCACGGTGGACGAGACCTGGTGGGCGGCCACCCAGACCCTCGACGGAGTAATCTACCATCGCCACCCCCACGGGGGCGGCTGGGTCGCGGAGACGGCGCAGGTGGCCGAGTCTGCGTTTGTTGGGTTTACCGCGCGGGTGTACGGCAACGCGCACGTGTCCGGCAACGCGCAGGTGTATGGCAGCGCGCGGGTGTCCGGCAGCGCGCAGGTGTATGGCAGCGCGCGGGTGTCCGGCAGCGCGCGGGTGTCCGGCAACGCGCACGTGTCCGGCAACGCGCAGGTGTACGGCAACGCGCAGGTGTCCGGCAACGCGTGGGTGTCCGGCAACGCGTGGGTGTACGACAACGCGTGGGTGTCCGGCAACGCGCGAGTGTCCGGCAACGCGCACGTGTCCGGCAGCGCGCGGGTGTCTGGCGGCGACCTGACCTAGTCCACTCTCTCTCTATATCCGCC